AGCCGTAGCCGTAGCCGTAGCCGTAGCCGTAGCCGTAGCCGTAGCCGTAGCCGTCGCCGTCGCCGTCGCCGTCGCCGTCGCCGTAGCCGTCGCCGTAGCCGTCGCCGTAGCCGTCGCCGTCGCCGTAGCCGTAGCCGTCGCCTCTGGCCGTCGCCGTGGTCATGCCGGCAGGACCTTGGCCCAGGGCTCGCCTTCGCACCGGACGGTGAAGAGGATGCCGGCGGCGGCGCAATCCAGGGTGCCGAGGGGATCCAGGACCGTCTCCCTCTTCGGCCCGCTGGCGAGCTCGCCGAGGCCCGTCTTCGTGCCCCAGCGGCGCACCACCATGGCGCGGCGCAGCGTCACCTGGTCGCCGGCGGCGGCATAGGCGCCCACCACCACCCAGCCCCGGGGCAGCACCAGAATCCGCACGTCCTGGGGCAGCTCCACCGCGTCAGGGGCCGGCCCCTGGCCGACATCGGTCGTCGTGTCCATCATCATGTCTCCTTGGTTGGGAATGACCGGCTCAGCCGGCCGCCTCGGCGCGGGCGATCGCCGCGCGGAGCTCGTTGGTGCCGTCGCAGATCAGCGCCAGGCGGTCGATTTCGGTGAGGACCTTGCGGGCGGCGCCGACCAGCTCGCCATGCGCGATCGCGAAGGGCGTCGATCCCGGCGCCGGCGCCGCCGGCGTGGTCGGGGCTGCGGGCTTGGCGGCCCGCTTGGGCGTGGACTTCTTCATGCGGAGATCCTTTCGGCTTGAATGGGGCGCGGCCGCAGCAAGCGCTGCTCCTTGTGACGTGCCGCGTGGCGGGCGACGCGGATGGCGGCCATGCCCGTGACCTCAGGGCTTAGGCGGGCATAGCCGGCGGGCGTGAACCGCCAGACGCGCAGCGGCGTCAGCGGGTGCGGCCACGGCCTGGTGGGGTGCGGGCGCGGATGCCGGGGCACGTCCTGTCCGACCAGCAGCCCCTCGGCCTCGAGGCCGGCGAGGGTGCGCGATTGCACCCCGGCCGGACGCAGCGCCGGCCGCGTGGTGGTGGCGCCCGCCTCAGCCAGGCGGTGCAGGCAGGCCCATTGCGAGAGGGTTAGGCGGGGCATGCGCGTCCCTCCCGCAGCACCACCAGGCGGCGCCCCACCACGCGCGCGTCCTCGCGCGCGCTGGCCACCACCAGCTCCTGCGCGCGCTCCGTCGTCTCGGCCGGCACCAGCACGGGGCGATAACGATGGTCGCGCATCAGCAGGTCGCGCAGGTCGCGCGCCAGCGTCGTCTTGCCGCTGCCCTGGGGGCCGCCGACGACGATCGTGAGATCCTCGCTCATGCCGGCGCCTTCCCCTCGGCGATGTGGATCGCCGCCTGGGTCAGGCGATAGCGGCGCTCGATGCGGTTGCGGCCGAGGCGGACATCCTCCCCGATCAGGAGGGCCATCTTGACGAGCGCTTCCAGCGTGCCGGTGTGGACGCGCCGCGGCGCCGCGAGCGTGATGGCGATCGGCGCCTTGCCCTGCGCGGCCGCCAGGTCCTTGCCGGCTTCCACCAGGCGCCGCAGCGCCGAGGCTTGGTAAAGCGTCAGGCTCTGGCCACTGGCGCGGCCGCCCAGCTCCTCGAAAGCGGCGCTCATGAGCCGGCGTCCGGCTTGGGAACGCCGGCTTCCACGCTGGCCAGCTCCGGCGGCGTCGCCTGGCGCACCTGGACTTCAACGATCAGTGCCCAGGGATGGCCGCGCGGTTCCATCGTGGCTGCGGCCTTGATGACGCCGCCGGGGCGCGTGACCAGGTTGTCGACCGCCCCTGCGATGTCCTGGCCGATGCCGGTCAGGACCTTGGTCACCCCATCGCCCGCGGAACTGGCGGCCGTGACGCTGCGGACCCAAGGCCCGTCGATTGGCGCCCGCTTCATGCCGAGGCCTCCGGCGCGCCGGCTGCATCGGCCTCCGGCAGGTCCCAGGGGATGCGGACCAGCAGCGCGTCGCCGGCGACGCGCCATTCCGCCGGCCGGCGCGGTGCCTCGAATCCGCCGAGCCGCTCGCCGGGATCCAACATCGCCACGAGGACCGACTGCTGCCGGCCCATGAAGCGCAGCGCGCGGCCGCCGCCGGCGGAGCTGAACCGCAGCCAATCCTTCGCGGCACCGGTCCGGCCGACCGCCATGACGAGCGGCGTGCCGCGGTCCCAACGGAAGCGGGCGGTCACCGAGACGGACAGCGACAGCCAGAGCCGGATCATGCCGTGCTTGCCGACCTGGCCGAGCCGCAGCGCGCAATCGCTGCGCGCCATGGAACGGATGGTGTCCTGGGGCACGTCGTCCCACTCGCCGTCGGGTGGGGCGAAGATCGCGGCCTTCGCGCCCTTGCCGAGCGCCGTGAGGTCCACGGTCGGGCCGGTCGCCGGGCCGCTGATTTCCTGCCGCGCCCTCATGCCGCACCGCCCGACAGCAGCCGCAGGTGGCGCGTGGCGGTGACGGCGGTCTCCGGCGTAAGGGGCGGCGGGGCGTGCTCCATCGTGCGAACCTGGTCGGCGGCTTCGTCGAGCTGCGCCTCGAGGATCTGGCACGCGGTCGGGTCCAGCCGGACCCCACCCTGGTCGCGCCACTGCCCGGCCAGGCCGGCCAGGGATTTCAAGTTCTCACTGATCATCGCCCGCCCCACCTCCAATAGGGGCGGGCAGACGCTAACTCACACCATGTTAGTTATGCAAGCGAATAACCTCACAGTATGTGAGTTTATCGTGTGAGTTTCTCCCCTCGCTCACTGTCGAGCGGCTCCCGCCGATCGGCTTCGGCCTTGAGTTCCTCATAAGCGGATTGCAGGGCATCGCGCTTCGCATAAGGAAATGCGGCCATGTCACCAAGAAAAATATAGTTTAGATCGACCTCAAGATAGGGCAGGGCCAGAAGGAGGGATGGAATAGATGGATAATTCCGACCCTTACCCCACTGTGTAATTTGACTGGATGAGGCGCCAATCTGGCGCTGAAGGTCAGCCTGCGTCATGCCGGCAACCTTGAGGGCGGCCTTTATTCGCAACCCTGTCTCTTTGGTGTCTGCCAGAGCCAATAGCCGCCGGCCAGCGCGCGCCTTGTCCATGGGTATGATGATCGCGCTCATATGGCCTTAGCACCCCCTCCTCATTTCTAAGCTTGACATACTCACATGATGTTAGGAAGACTCGAAGCCATGGTTGCAAACCCGTCCGCGTCGCGTAACGAAGAGGTTGCAGGGGCGTTCGCCCTGGACGCCGTCCTGCGCCATGCCTTGCGGGCGGAAATCGCCGCGATGCTGCGCGGCGACCCACTGCCCGTGCGGGAGGGGGCCACAGCCAACCAGGTCGTGACCGAGGTCCGGGCGCGGGCGACCGAAGCCGCCGCTAGTGGCGGCGGTGCACCGGCTCCGCCTGCACGCCTTCTGCCAGAAGGTGAAGCATGATCCCGGCGGCCTCCGGCATGCGGGTCGTGCCCATCGGCGCCGCCCTGATCGCCGCCGCCATCTCTTCCCGGGTGACCCCGTGGCGGTCGGCGACGGCCGCAAGTGCCGGCGCCAGCGCGCGCACCAGTTCGTCCACGATGACCAGCATCCGCTGTTCCGGATCGGGCATGGCGGCCGCCTCCTTCGCGGCAGAGGGAGGCTGACAGATGGTGGTCGAGTCCCCCCAGGACGGAACCTGCCTTCTGTCGGCCGCTGAGCTCGTGCATCTGCTCGGCGGGCCCGCCGAGGTGGGGCATGCCTGCGGAATCAGCGCGACGGCCGTGTCCATGTGGTACTCGCGCGGTCGCAGCTATCTGCCCGCAGCTCACCACGCGGCGCTCTGGCGCCTGGCGCAGGCCAAGAAGGTGAACTGGACGCCACCCGGCTACGAGGGCGTTCGGTTGGTGCCGGCCTCTCATCCTCAGGATGATCACGGCATAGAGATAATCGCGCGATGCTTGCATACGGGCGAAGCCGCATGAGCCCCGCTTACTCCTCGAAAGGGGGCGGCAGGCGCAGCTCCTCGGCCACCCGATCGAGCTTCGAGTTCAGCAGTGCCTCGCGGGGCGACGCCGCCAGCATCGCGCGCTCGCTCTCCAGCAGGCCTCGCGCCTCGATCGGTGTCAGTCGCCCCGCTGTGAGCATGGCGCGGAACATCCGCGCCACCGCCTCGGCCATCCACGCTTCCGGTCCGCCCATCCCCTCGTCCCTATCCGTTGCGGGTGGGGTATGAAACAGGACACACGGCCCTGGACGCAACAGGAGTGCCAGGCGCTGCTCGACCGCCTGCGCGAGGGCGAGGCCTATCCGCGCGTCGCCAGCGCGCTCGGCCGCACCGAGGAGGAATGCCGGACACAGGCAGACGCGCTGCGGCAGCTCGGGTGGAGCGCGGCCGGCGCGACCCGTCGCATGCACGCCCCGCCCCAGTCGCGACGATGCCTGCGGTGTCGCGACCCCTTCGCCCCGAAAGCCCGCTTCAACTTCCTCTGCGCGGGCTGCGGCGCCGTCGCCGCGAGCGTGACCGCATGATCCGCGCCGGCCAGCTTGCGCGCCAGGTGGTGGTGCGGCCGGTGCGGCTGACCACGGGCGAGAGTGTCAGCCTGGCGCTGGCCGTGACGTTCGACCGCAATGGCGCGGTGATAGGTGTCTCGGCCTCCACGCCCCCGGCCCCGCTGTGCGGAGCGGCCGAGACCGCCGGCGGCCTGCTGGTGCAGGCGATCGGGGACAAGCTGCGGCGCCGGCCGGATCTCGGCCTGGCCGAGCTGCACCGCCGCGCCGAGGTCGCGCTGGCCCTAATCGAGCAGCTGCAGGACATCGAGGCAGCGCATGGCGGCCAGGCCGTGGCGCTGCTGCGAGATGCCGCATGATCGCGTGCTCTGATCGCCCCAGCCCCGGCGCACGGGCCGGCTTCTCCCGGCGTCTCGGCCTCGCCCCGCCCCCGATGGAGGGGAGCGAACAGACGCGGCATGCGGCGCGTCTGCCTGCCCTGCTGACGGGGAGGGAGGGCGGAAAGCGAGTGTTTTCAACGGTGTCGCAGCCGTCATGGTCCGTCACGGGGCGCGTGACGGCTGAAACCCAGCTTTCTCTAGGGCTTCCGCGCGCGTCACGGCCGTCATGGCCTCAGGGGGTCACGCATGCGCGCGATCGCGCGCGCGCGGCCAGCCATGACAGTTATGACAGGAAGATATGTATATCTAGATCAGAGGCTTGGCCGTCATGCGGGGCGTCGCAAGCCGTGACGCCTGTGTGCCCGTTGCGGGGGGCGTTGCGGGCATGGCGCTGACGGCTGCGGAGCGCATGCGCGCAACCCGGGCTCGGCGGCGGGCGCTCCGCGAGGCGGAGGCGGCGGCTGTCCGGGCCGAGGAAGGGCAGAAGCAGGCGGCGCTGCTGCCGCTGGCCGAGCTGGTGGAGCGGCATCCGGAGCTGCCGAGCGCGGCGGCGCGAGGGCGGCACCGCGCCTATCTCCAGGTGCTGGAGACGCGGTTCCCGGCGCCGCTCGGGCGGCTGGCGGGGATCTACACCTCCGACGTGGTGCAGCTCGCCCGCGACCTCGGCTGCACCAGGCTCGAGGCGCTGCGCGAGGTGGTGGCGGCGGCGAAGGCCTCGCTGCCCTACTGGCACCAGGCGCAGCCGACCGCGATCAACCTGTCCGGAACGCCGGTGGCGCCGGTCATCGTGCAGGTGTCGGGCGATGTCGCGGGGCAGCTCGGGCTGACGGGCGACCCTGAGCAGGAGGATCAACGGGTTATCGAGGGCAAGGCGGCATGAGTTGGACGCGCCGAAGTTGGACGACCACGCCGAAGGTGGCGGATATCCTGGCCTTCGGCGCCGCTCGGCCACTGATCACGGATCAGCCGGCGGCGTGGCGCCGAGGGGGGGCCAACGATCGCCGGACCCCCCCGCCCCCTTGGCCCCCCGGCACCCCCGACGCGCCGCGCGCCCCTCTGTCCGCCCGTCCGCACGGGTCCCGTGAAACCCTGCGGAAAAAGGGCGCGTCCGCGAAACCCGGGCCACGCGACCCCGGGGCCGGGGGACGGGGATGATCGAAATCGGCGAAATCGTCCGGATGCTCGGCGCCCGCGCGGACCAGCTGGCGCGCGAGCTGCTGCCTGGCGGGCGGCGCGAAGGCCGGGAATGGGTGTGCGGCGACCTCTCCGGCAGCCGCGGCCGGGGGGTGTCGGTCTGCATCGCGGGCGCGAAGGCGGGTGTCTGGGGCGAATTCGCGGCCGGCCGGGGTGGGGACATGCTCGACCTGGTCGCGCTGACCCGCTGCGGCGGGAACAAGGCCGAGGCGCTGAAATGGGCGCGGGGGTGGTTGGGGCTCGGCGCGATCTCGGCGTCGGGCAGGGAGCGGCGTCCGCCGCCGCCACCCCCGCGGGACGTGGCGCGCGAGCGCCAGGAGGCCGAGCAGCGGCGGCAGAAGGGGCGGGGGCTGTGGGCGGCCGGCGTGCCGATCCTCGGCACGCCGGCGGAGATCTACCTGGCCGGGCGCGGCATCAGCCTCGAGGCGCTGGGGCGGGCGCCGAACGTGCTGCGGTTCAACGCGCGCACCTGGTGCAGCGAGCGCGGCGGCGAGCAGCCGGCGATGCTGGCGTTGATCCAGGACGGTGGCGTCACCATCGGCGCGCACCGGACCTATCTGGCGCCGGACGGCCGCGGCAAGGCGCGCATCAAGGCCGCGAAGAAGGTGCTGGGCGCGCACAAGGGCGGGCTGATCCCGCTGTGGCGCGGCGCGTCCGACAAGCCGTTGAAGGAAGCGCCGGAGGGCGACGTGGTCGCCATCTGCGAGGGCATCGAGGACGGGCTGACGATCGCGCTGCACTGCCCGGAATGGCGTGTCGTGGCCTGCGTCAGCATCGGGAACATGGGCGAGCTGGCGCTGCCGGAGGCGATCCGCGAGGTGCGCCTGTGCTTCGACCGCGACGGGGAGAATCCGGCCTGCGCCGTGGCGCGCGAGCGTGCGGTGCGGCGCTACCAGGCCGAGGGGCGGCAGGTCTTCGAGGTCCGGCCGCCCGAGGGGTTCAAGGATTTCAACGAGTGGCATCAGGCCGAATTGCGCGGCCGGGGGAGGGCTGCATGAGCGTCGCCGATCTGAAGCGCCTGGTGGCGCGGACACCGTCGCGACGGTCTTCATGGGCGTGGCGCTCGGCATCGTACTCGAGGCGCGTATCGGCCGTGCATGGCGCGCGCGACAGCCTGCCGCATCTGTTCGAGCAGATGCGGCAGATCGTCGAGGTCTATGCCTCGCCGCAGGCGCAGGGCTCGGCGTGACGAACGACCGCGCAGCCGCGCCGCGGAGCCGGCACACGATGGATGAATGGGACGCCTATGACCGGCTGCCGTCGATTATCCGCGCGGCACTTCAGGAGTCGGTCGTGGACTGGTGCTCGGCGTGGATGTTCGCGGAGTTCAGGCGGTTCGCTAGGAGCTTCCCGCGCGAGCAGGCCATCGAACGGACGCTAACGGTGCTGGATGTCGGTGAGGCGAACGAGATGGCCCGCTTCGCCAGGAAGTCCGAGATCGCCTTGCATCTCAACGCTGGCGTCAGCATCCAGCGATACGGCGCCTGTTAATGGCCGACCAAGGCCAGCCCCCGCCGTCGAACAAGGTCACCTCGCTCCGCTCCCGGATGCGGGAGGCGCCGGAGGCGCGGAAGCGCGAGGAGCATCTGCCGGAGGATTGCCCGGTGACGGCGCTCGGCGTGCAGGGCGATCTCTGCTGGTACATCGATGGTGTCGGGCAGCTGGTGCCGATCCCGCGCAAGGGGCACTCGAAGCTGGCGATCCACGGGCTGTTCTCGCCGCACACCCATTATTGCCAGAACGCCCGGCCGGAATGGGCGAAGACCATCAAGGTGAAGACGGACGATCAGGGCCATGAGCGCGAAGTCGTGGTCGATTTCCGGCCCGACGTGGTGGCGCGGGACCTGATGGCGGCTTGCGGGAAGCTCGGCCCCTTCAATCCGGTCGGGCGGGTGCGCGGGCGCGGCGTGTGGCGCGGCGAAGATGATGACCTGGTGCGCCATGACGGCGTCGCCATCCACATCGGGAACCAGTCGCTCAAGGCGGGCCGGCACGGCGGCTATGTCTATCCGCGCGGCCCGGAGCGGCCGGCGCCGGCAAAGGAAGAGCAGCCCGCCGGCGCCGAGGGGCCGGCGGCGCGCGTGCTGCTGGATCTCGGTTGCTGGGCATGGGCGCGGCCGGGGCTCGACCAGCAGCTGCTGCTCGGCTGGATCTGCGCGAGCTTCTACGCCGGCGCGCTCGACTGGCGGCCGCATGGCTGGATCAACGGGCCGCGCGCCGCCGGCAAGTCCACGCTGTTCCGCTACATCTCGCGCCTGCTGCATGAGCCGGCGGGCTGCATCGTCACCGGCGACAGCACGGCCGCCGGCGTGCGGACGGTGCTCGGCGACGACGCGCTGGCGGTGATGTTCGACGACGCCGAGGCCGGCGAGACGCCGGAGCGGGTGCGCAACCTGGTGGTGCTGATGCGCTCGGCCAGCTCCGGCGCGCTGGTGCTGCGCGGGACGCAGGACCACGGCAGCGCCAGCTTCACGGTGCGCTTCACCGGGCTGGTGAATTCGATCCTCCGGCCGCCCCTGACCTCGCAGGACCTGTCGCGGCTGCTGCTGCTGCACCTGCTGCCGCTGGCCGACGATGCGCGCGAGCCGACCATGGGGCGGTCGCATCTCGAGCTGCTGGGCAAGCAGCTGTTCCGGCGCATGCTCGATAACTGGCCGCGCTTCCTGGCCGAGCTGCCGCGCTGGAAATCCTCGTTGAAGAAGGCCGGCCTGCAAGGCCGCGCGCCGGAGCAGTTCGGCATCATCCTCGCGGCGCAGGACGTGGCGCTGCATGACGTGCCGGCGCATGACGACAACATCGCCGAGCTGGCGGAGAAGGTCGCCGAGGGCACCGCCAGCGACCGCGCCGAAGAGATGTCGGAGTGGGAGCGCTGCCTGGAGCGCATCACGTCCAGCATCGTGCCGGCCTTCAGCGGCGGCCAGCAGCGGACGCTGGGCACGCTGATCGCCATGGTGGCGTTGCAGCCGAGCTGGCGCGATCCCGAGAACGGCCAGATGTCGGAATGGCCGGCCGGCGAGCGCGAGAACGCGGCGCGGGCGCTGGCGAGCTACGGGCTGCGCGTGGTGCTGGAAAAGCAGGGGCTGCACCCGATCCGGCGCTGGCGGCGGCCGGAGGACGCGGCGCGCGAGCCCGCCACGGGCGGCGACGGCCGGGCGCTGGGGTGGCTGGCCGTGGCGAACGGGCACACCGCGCTGAACAACGCGGTGTTCAAGGGCAGCCACTACGCGGCGGCGTCGGGGACCTCGGGCGGCTGGAAAGCCGCGCTCGAGACGGCGCCAGGCGTGGAGAAGGGCAAGGAGATGCGGTTCGGCGGGCCGGCTAGCCGGTGCGTGCTGGTGCCGCTCGACCTGGTGCTGGATGGCGGGAACAGCTTGGGGGAGGCGGTGGAGTGAGGCGCGCACGGAAGGCCTGGAATGGCGGGAGTGTCGAAGCGGCGATGGCCGCCGCGACGGAGCGCGCCGAGCGCGCCATCGCGGCGGACTGTCCGCGATGCCCGACATGCGAAGGCGCAGGGCTGCTGCCTGGTCCCGTCGTTTGCGCGACGTGCGGCGCCGCGGGCTATCTGGTCCCGGAAGGCAGCATGCCGGCGCCGCCGGCTTGCGAGCATGCGTTCGAGGGGTGGCGCGAGTTCGAGGACGGCAACGGCGGCGAGCGGATGTCCAAGCACTGCGGCCTCGGCGCGATGGCCCATACGCTGAGCCTCGGCATATGACCGACGACCTGACCCGGGTGGATGTGTTCCGCCTGCTGCGCGAGGCGTGCGCGGCCGCGGGCGGGCAGAAGGCATGGGCCGAGCAGCATGGCATCTCGGCCAGCTACGTGAACGACGTGATCAATTCGCGCCGCGACCCGGGCGACAGCATCCTTCGAGGCCTCGGCTTGGTGCGGGTGACGGTCTATCGCCGGGTGAAATCCGGCAATCGACGGATTGCGGCGTGATGCAGTTATACCGTCCTAGCAACGGAACCGAAGGCGAGGCCTTCATCAGCCGCTGGTGCGACAACTGCATGCGAGAAGGCGATGAACTTGCGCCCTGCCACATCCTGACGGCCACCCTGATCTTCCCGGTGACGGCCCCTGAGTATGCCTCCCAATGGGTGCGGACGCCCGCCGGACCGCGCTGCACCGCCTTCGCGCCACGGGACGGCCAGGAGCAGGGCGCGATGTTCGACGATCGGCAATTGGAGATCTTCGCATGAGCAATTTTTCAGGCCATCCGCCGACCATCGGGGAAATCCGGTCCGGGCGCAGCCAGAGCGCCAGCGACTGGACACCGCGCGACGTGCTTATCCGCGTCCTGCGCGACCTCGATCAAGGCCGCATCGCGCCGGAGGTGCTGCTTGTCGCCTGGGCCGATCCATCGAAGGACGGCACCCGCCGCACCGACTGGTATGTGTCCAGCCCGGACGTGCTGGTCACCGCCGGCCTGGTGCATCGCGTCAGCGCGCATGTGGTGACTGACGCATGAGCGAGACCCGCCCCGTCCTCTCCGCGCCCGGACCCGTCGCGCAGGCCTTCGTGGACAGCGACGCGCCGATCGCCGCGCTGATGGGGCCGGAGGGCTCGGGCAAGACCACCTCCGGCATCCTGAAGGGCCTCACCACGTCCTTCCTCTGGCCGCGCACCTTCCCTGGCGTCACGCGCTTCAAGCTGGTGCTCATCCGCCGGCTGCTGAAGGATCTCGAGGCGACGACGCAGGCGAGCTGGTTGGAGTGGTTCCCGAAGACCTCCGGCACCTGGCGCGGCGGCAAGGGCGAGCCGGCGGTGCATGAGATCATCGTGCCGCATCCGCGCGGCGGCGTGGTGGAGTTCGTCGCGGAATTCATCGCCACCGGCGACCTGCGCGTCGAAGAGGCGATGCGCGGCAAGGAATTCTCCTGCGCCTATGTGGACGAGGTGGACCTCTCGCCGGAGGACATCCTCACCTGGACCTATGGCCGCGCCGGCCGCTACCCGAAGGAAACCCTGGCCAAGAATCCGAAAAGAGTGTGGGGCACGTTGAATGCTCCGCAGGACGGCAATTGGGTGATCACCGACTTCATCGACGATCCGAAGCCGGGCCATGTGCTGTTCCGGCAACCCTCCGGCCTCTCGCCGGCCGCGGAGAACCTGCGCGTGCTGGGGCCGGACTGGTATCAGAAGCTCGCCGCCACCCTGCCGGCCTTCGAGCGCAAGCGCCGCATCGAGAACATCCCGGGCCTGAGCCGCGGCCTCGAGGCGGTGTATCCGGAGTTCAACCCGGATCTTCACATCGCCGCGGCGCCGCTCAATCCCATGCCCGGACGTAAGATCGTCGTCGGCGCCGATGCCGGCGGCACGCCGGGCGCCGGCTTCTGGCAGCAGCAGGCAGACGGGCAATGGCGCTGCCTGGCGGAGCTGTCCACCCACGCGAAGGAGCACGGCAGCATCACGGGGCCGCGGCGCTTCGGGGAGACGCTGGCGCAGCTCGCCGCCGAGTTGTTCCGTGGCTTCGAGATAGACGGCCTGGCCGATCCCTCAGCCGATTGGGGCGCCGACACCGCCGCCGGCGAAGAGGACTGGATCGAGATCGTCAGCCGCATCTCTGGCATCGTCTTCCGTCCGGCGCCCACGAACAAGCCGCAGGCACGGCTCGAAGCGCTGCGCCTGCCGATGACGCGGCTGATCGACGGGCGCGCCCCCGGCCTGCTGATCGACCCGCGCTGCAAGCTGACGATCCGCGCCCTGTCGCGCGATTACCAGTGGACGGTGACCGCGGGGCGGCGCGGCGAGAAGCCGCTCAAGAATTGGGCGTCCCACCTGATCGAATCGCACCAATACGCGCTGCTCCACGGTGGCGCCTATCACGAGGTGATGGCGCGCCAGGTCGTGCGGCGCGCCGGCACGCGGGCCGTGCAGGCCAACACCAGCTTCAACCCCTATGCGGCGTGAGGATCCATGAGCGACCAGCAGCCCGACAACCAGCAGCCGCCCGCCACGCCGCCGTCAGCAGCGCCGGCTTCGGCCCAGGCGGAGGCCGAGGTGGTGATCCGCTACGGCGGCGAGCCCGATGCCGAGCGCATCCCCGTCACCGTCCACCTGGCGCCGCGCCACCACGCCTACCTGGTGCAGCGCGCGGCGATGCACGGGGAGACGCCGGAAAAGCACCTCGAAACCATCCTGCGGAACTTCCGCAGCTACTACGACGATCAGCGCCCCGAGCTGACGGCCGCCGAGCCGCAGCGGAATGGCGGCGCGGTGACGCGGAGGCTGCCCTGATGCCGGACGGCCTGTTCAGCGTTCCCAAGCCATCCGGTCCGTCCCCTGCGATGGTAGCGGCGCAGGAGACGCAGGCGCGTCTCGCCCAGGCCGAGGAGGACCGCCTCAAGACCCAGCAGCTCGCCGAGGAGGCGACGCGGCGCGCCGCGGCCGGCCGCACCGCCGGGCGCAGCCTGCTGATGGCCGACGACATCGGCATCACGGATGACGAGCGCGCCCCGCTCCAGAAAAAGACGGGGGGATAGCCCGTGCCGGCGATGGAGATCGAGGCGCTGATCAAGCGCTATGAGCGGGCGGACGCGAAGCGCACCGCCTTCGCCACCCTCATGCGCGACTGCTACGCCTACGCCATGCCGGAGCGCGACGCCTGGTCTTCCTACGGCTACGGCGCGGACCGCAACGTCATGATCTTCGACAGCACCGCCATGGTGGCGGTGCCGCGCTTCGCCAACCGGTTGCAGCAGGCGCTGTTCCCGCCGCAGCAGCGATGGTCGCAGCTTGACCTGCCTTCGGAGAAGGCGGACGGGTCCCCCGGGGCGCAGAGCGAGCAGCAGGCATTGCAGGCCGCGACGGAGCTGATGTTCCGCCATGTCCATACCTCGAATTTCGACGCGGCGATCGCCGAATGGGGGCAGGATTTGGCGGCTGGTGTCGGGTGCCTGCTGATCGAAAACGGCCGCTTCGGCCAGCGCCGGCCGCGCGGCCCGCTGTTGCGCTTCCAGGCCGTGCCGGCCGCGCTGATTGCCTTCGACGAAGGGCCTTGGGGCACCGTCGAGGGCGTCTTCTTCGCCCAGAAGGTGAAGGCCCGCCTGGTGGAGCGCACCTATCCGGACGCGAAGAACCTGCCGCGCGAGCTGCAAGCGAAGATCCGCGACACGCCGGATGAGGATGTGGAGCTGCTGCAATGCACCACCTATGACGCGGCCGACGATATCTGGCGATTCGAGGTGCTGGTGAAGGCCGAGAGGCACCGCATCGTCGAGCGGCGCTATCGGACCAGCCCGTGGGTGATCACGCGCTGGACCAAGGCGCCGGGCGAAATCCACGGGCGCGGGCCGCTGACGCAGGCGCTGCCCGATATCCGCACCGTCAACAAGCTGATGGAGCTGGCGCTGCGATCGGGCGCGATCGCCGTGTCGGGCGTGTGGACGGCGGTGGATGATGGCGTGCTGAACACCGACACCATCCGCATCGCCCCCGGCGTGGTGATCCCGGTGGCCAGTAACGCCACGGGCGGGCGCGGGCCGAGCCTGCGCGGGCTCGAGATGCCGGGCAATTTCGCGCTCAACGAGGCCATGCAGGACAAGATGAAGACCAGCATCCGCCAGATGCTGTTCGACGATCCGCTGCCACCGGAGGTGCAGGCCGGGCTGACCGCCACGGAAGTCATCGAGCGCGTGCGCCGCTTCCAGGCCGACACCGGGGCGTTCGGGAGACTCCAGGCCGATGCGGTGACGCCGATCGTGCTCCGCTGCGTGGACATCCTGGACGAGGCCGGCGAGTTCGCCGAGCCGCGCTTCAAGGGGCTCATGGATGCCTTGCAGGACGAGGCGATCCGGATCACCGCCACCAGCCCGCTGGCGCAGGCGCAGGACCGCGCCGACGTGCAGGCGGTGCTGATGCTGGTGCAGGGGCTGACGCAGATGGGCGAGGTCGGCATGCGACTGCTGCGCACCGCCATCTCGCTGGACCGCGCCGGGCCCTACATCGCCGGCCGGTCCGGCGTGCCGCAGGCGCTGATCCCGACGCGCGAGGAGCTGGCGCAGCAGGATCAGCAGGCGGGCCAGGCGGCGCAGCAGGAGCAGATGCTGGCGAGCCCCGTCGTGGCGCAGCTCGCCGGCGCGCTGGGCAACGCCGCCCTTCGTGGCGGACCGAAGGAGCAGGCAGCATGAGCGACTTTCTCGGGGGCGAGATGCAGACCGCGCTGCGCGAGATCAGCGACGCCCAGCAGCGGCAGCGCCAGGCCAGGCAGCACGCCCTGGTGGCGGCGCTCGGCCATCCGGCGGGGCGCGCCTGGCTGGATGCCATGCTGGCCGAGGAATACCGCCGCCCATCCTACATGATCGGCGACAGCTTCGACGCCGTCGCCTACCGCCAGGGCCGCGTCGCTGTGCTGCGCGAGCTGGCGGAGGATCTGCATCGCGCCACCCAGCCGACGGGAGCCTGACCCATGCTGCACTTCCGACATCGCTTCCGGCTGGCGCGCGCGCCTGAGGACAATGCCGGCGGCGGCGGAGGCGGCACGGCCGCCGGCGGCGACGCGGCTGCCACCGTTGCCGCGGACGAGCCCAGCCTGTTCGACGCCGCCGCGGGCGGCGAGGGCGGGACGACGCCGGAAGGCAAGCCGGCGAGGCCCGACTACATCCCCGAGCAGTTCTGGGACAAGGAGAAGGGCCAGCCTCTCATCGAGCAGATGGGCAAGTCCTGGTCCGACCTGCGCACCAAGGTGGCGCGTGGCGAAGGGAAGATCCCCGACAAGCCCGAGGGCTACACCCTGCCCGTCCTCGATGGCGTTCCCGCCGACCTGGTGAAGTCCGACGATCCGCTCTGGCAGGCGGTGCGCGGCGAGGCGCACAAGGCAGGCGTCACCGACAGCCAGTTGCAGGCCGTCGCCAAGCCCTATCTGGACGCGCTGGCGAAGCACAGGGGCGCGGCGCCGGCCGACGCGGCTGCGGCGCTCGAGGCGCGCAAGGCGGCGCTGACCGAGGAGCTGCACAAGCTCGGCCCGAACGGCAAGCAGATGGTGAACGACATCGGCGGCTGGATTGCCGGCATGCAGGCGCGCGGCGTCTTCACCGAGGGTCAGGCGAAGGCCTTGAAGGCGCTCGGCACGGCGGACGGCATCCTCGCCTTGGCGAAAATCCGCGAGGCGATGGGCGCGCCCAGCATCCCCACCGACGCCATGGCGGCCGACAGCATGACCGAGGCCGACGCCCGGAAGATGCTGCGCGACGGTCACGCCACGAAGGACCAGGCGAAGGTGGAGAAGGCGACGGCGGCGCTGCGCGACCTCGAGCGGCGCGGGGTGCTCGGAAAAAATCGCGCCGCGTGATTTTTTCCTGGCCAAGCCCGGAGAGCCCGACATTCTGACCGTGCCGCAGTAGCGGCGTTTTCTCCCGGTTGATTCGACTGCGGGTGGGGTCCGCCCCACCCGCATCTCTTCCGGAAGACACGCCGCGCTCCGGCGACGTGGGGGACAGGCCCCAGGAAAGGCGCCCGGCCTGACGGGCGAAGCGGACGACCCGCGCCAGGGCCTATCCCGTCAGAGGGACCCCAGCAGCGTGGCCTATCGGACTGCGAATCGCGCCACCGCGTGTTTCGGAGACCTGGGCCACCATGAGCATTGGCCTGCCTTCCATCGTCCAGATCGACTATGACGCCCGCGTCAAGGGCGCCTATCAGTCCATGGGCCTGCTGCGCGGCCATGTCCGCGTCAAGACGGGCATCACCGCAAGCAGCACCAAGTTCCGCCGCGCCGTGCGCGGCATGGCCAGGCCGCGCATCCCGCAGACCGACCTGGTGCCGATGGGCCAGACCTATGCGGAAGCGACGGCCACGCTGACCGGCTGGCAGGCCAGCGACTACACCGACAAGCTGGACGCGGTTCTCAACAACATCGAGGAGCGCCAGGTCCTCGCCGAGAACATCGGCGGCGCCTGCGCCCGGCGCCATGACCAGATGATCATCGACGCGCTGGACGCGGCCAACGGCTCCGCCACCATCGTGCATGGTTCGGTCGGCATGACGTTCGCAAAGGTCACGGCAGCCAAGCGCTTCATGGACCGCCGCAGCGTGCCGTTCGGCAAGCGGAAGCTCGCCGTCTCGGCGGAAGGCTACGACAACCTCCTGAACGAGGCGAAGTTCACCTCCGGCGACTACGTCGAGAAGAAGGCCATCCAGGACGGCAAGCTGCCGCCGATCCTCGGCTTCGACGTGATCATGATGCCGGACATGGACGAGGGCGGCCTGCCGAAGGCCAGCACCACGCGGACGAACTTCGCGTGGGATTCCGATGCCGTCGGCATCGCCTTCGGCATCGAGACGGACCTCGAGGTCACCTACATCGCCGAGAAGATGTCCTGGCTGTCCGCCCAGGCCTTCCTCGGAGGCGCGGTCGCGATCGATGCCCTCGGCATTATCGAGATCGAGACGACGGAGAGCTGAACCATGCCCTTCATCCTCGCGAACTTCCAGCCGATCGGCGGCCAGTCCAAGGCCGGCAGCGCGCCGCAGCGCTTCAGCTACAAGACGGAGGACGCCCAGACCACGGTCGATGGCGCGGGCTACTTCAACGCGGTGCGCGACAGCCTCTTCGTCGGCGACATCATCGACGTCGTCGTCGTGAATAGCAGCAACGTGGTGCAGACCTACGGGCCGCACATCGTGATGACGAAGTCCGCCACCGCCGTGGATGTGTCGAACGTCACCACTGGCACCGTCACGAACAGCGACTGAGGCAGCGGCGCCGGCGGCGACGCGCCGCCGGCGCCTGTGCGGAGGCAGGCATGGGCAAGATCTCGGCCGACGTGCCGGACAGCGCCGTCGGCGTCCTGGCGGGCAGCTTCACGGCGACGGGCCAGAGCGCCGGCATCCTCGCCGGACGCGGGCTGAACCTCACCCTGTCCGGCACCTTCGTGGCCACCGTCACCGTCCAGCGGAGCTTCGATGGCGGCACGACCTGGCATGCTGTCTTCACGCCGGACGGGCTGGTGGCGCGGCAGTTCACCGGCCCGGTGAGCCTGTCGCTGTGGGAGCCCGAGGAAGGCGTGCTCTATCGGCTCGACTGTGCCTGGACGAGCGGCGAAGCCGTCTATCGGTTGAGCCGCTGATGATCATTTCCCCGGTCAGCGGCCTGTTCGGCAGCGCGGGCGCGCTCGGCCTGTTCGGTGAGCGGAACGGGCTCGATCGCCCGATGATCCGCAGCCAGGCGCCGCTGCTGCGCGGCACCGGCAGCACCGCGGCGAACTACACCTTCCACGTCACCTGGGCGCTGGAATGCGAGTTCGACCTCGTCCGGCTGGTCTATCACAACAACACGGCCTCGCCCTGGACCGTGAACAACGCGGCCGTCGCGCCGAGCGCAAAATACAACAACGGCTTCGATCCGGTGACCGCGGCGGATGCGCCGGTGAGTTGGACGGCCCTGACGTTCGGCGCGGCGGGCGCGGATGGCCTCGCACCGTCGCCCTCGGGCGCGGCGACGCAGCTCGACATCCCGGCGAGCCCCAGCACCGCCCGCAACGTCTTCGCCTTCACCGATTGGTTGCGACTGTCCTCCCTGCCGCGCGCCGATGTCGGCGATGGCCGGCCGCTGCTGATGACGCGCACTTACGGCATCAATGCCGGGCTGCGCGCCTTCCCGTCGAATGCCGCCTGGCCGACGGAGAATGAGGGGCGCATCCTCCGCGCCTTCTACAAATCGGGCGGCAACTACACCACGAGCGGCTTCACCACGCCGACAGCGGATGACAGCTTCACCACGCCCTGCGGCATCCAATACTACGGTCGCCTGCGCGGGGCGACGGTCCTGTCCGTCGGCGACAGCCTGACCCAAGGCACGGCCGACGCCGACCGTAACCCGTATTCCTGGGGCCACTACGCGACGGCCCGCCTCAGCACGCGAGACCGCCCGGTGTCCTTCGTGAATGGTGGCTGGCACGGCCAGACCTCAGCGAGCTACCTGGAGAACGCGCGAACCCATCTCGAGGTTTTCCGGGCCGATATCCTGACGATGCCGACCTGGTCGCCGAACGACACCCGCACCCAGGCGGCTGCCGACATCGCCTGGCAGAACATCATGGAGGTCGCCGCCTACGCCCTCTCCAGGGGGTGCGTGCCGATCCTGGCCACGGCGATTCCCTACGGCCTCAACCTTGCGGACGACAACCTCCGCAAGGGCATGAACAACCGAGCGCGGGCCATGGCCGGTGCGGGCGCGATGCTGGTGGCGGACCTGGACGCGGCCGTGACGAATGGCGGCTCGCCCGCCGCCGTGCCGCCCGGATTGCTGGCCAGCGGTGCGCATCTCACCCCCGCCGGATATCGGCAGTGCGGCGTCGGAGCCGCGCCGGTGATCGGGCGGGCGCTGAATGCCCTCGGGCTGCGCGTGCCGGGCTAGAGCATGAATCCGGACTTGGCGCTGATCCTCAAGCACCTCGGCGCCGCGGCGGCAGGCCGGGTGCTGCTGCTGCTGACGGTGCCGCGCGGCCCCGTCTCCCTCGTCAGCGTGCTGCGCGTCCTGGTGTGGGAAGTGCCGCTCATCGCGGCCTTCGCCTTCGTCGGGCATTTCAGCGGCCGCGCGGCCGACATGTCCGAGCCCACCACGATCGTCATGACCGCGCTGATCGCGCATTTCGGCGCGCGCGGCGTGGATGCGGTGGCGCGCCGCTTCCTGCCGGAGCGACCCTCCCCATGAGCACGGCGGAAATCGACCTCGCCTCGGGGGCGCTCAGGCTGATCGGCGAACTCTCCGTCACCGGCCTCGACGAAGGCACGGACCTGGCGGAGACCGTCAACCGCGTCATGCCGGCGACGGTGCGCGCCTGCCTCACGGCCCATCCCTGGCGGCACACTCTGCGCAAGGTGCAGCTCGCCCGGCTCACCACGCCGCCGCTGAACGAATGGACCTATGCGCACGCCCTGCCGGCCGAGAAGCTACAGGTCCGCGCGATGTTCCCCTCCGGCAGCCCTCGCGCCACGCCGCTGCGCGAGTATGAGATCTTCGACAACCGGGCCTACAGCCATGCGCTCGACCTCTGGTGCGACTACCAGGTGGAGACGCCGCCCGGCGCCTGGCCGCCCTATCTCTATGCGCTGATCCGCGCCGCGCTTGCGAGCGACTTTGCCGTCGCGGTCGGCACGAGCACCACGCTGGCCGAGATGTGGCACCGCCGGGCCTTCGGCACGCCCAGCGAGAACCTCAAGGGCGGGCTGATGGGGCAGGCCACGCGGCTGGACAGCCAGCAGCAGCCGCCCCAGCAGGTCACCGATGAGCCACTGATGGCGGCCCGCTTCGGCGGTTATCCAGGCCGGCGCTGGTAGCCATGCGCATCGCGCGCGCCGCGCAAACCAGCTTCACTGCCGGCGAACTCGGCCCCGAGCTGCTGGGGCGCGTCAACGTCACCTGGTACTACTCCGGTGCCCAGCTCATGCGGAACGTGCTGACGCGGCCGCAGGGCAGCGTCGTCCGCCGTCCCGGCATGCAGCATGTCTATCAGTTCGCCGGCAGCACGGGCCTCGCCGGCGTGCGCTGCATCCCCTTCGCCTTCAACACCGAGCAGACCTATTGCATCGTGCTCACGGCCGGCCGGATGGACGTGATCCGCTCGGATGGCCTGCATCTCGCGACAGTCACAGGCTGTCCGTGGAACGACCAGCACGCCTATCAGATGAACCGCGCGCAGAGCGCAGACACGCTGCTGCTGTTCCACGCCAGCATGCCACCGCAGAAGGTGACCCGTGGCGTCAGCGAGAGCAGCTGGACCGTCGCCGCCGTCGCCTGGACCAACATCCCGCAGGTCGATTTCGGCGCCGGCAACGAAGCCATCATGAGCGTAACCCGCGGCTGGCCTGAATGCGGCACCTTCCACCAGGGGCGCCTGTGGATCGGCGGCTTCGCGAGTAAGCCCGCGACCTTCGTCGCCAGCAAGGTCGGCGACTTCTTCAACTTGGACAAGGGCACGGCACTCGACGACGAAGCGATCGTCGCGACGATCGACACCGACCAGGTGAACGCCATCCACCAGATGGTGTCGGCGCGCGGCCTTCAGATCCTCACCTCCGGCGCCGAGCATGTGGTGACGGGCGATCCGATCACGCCGAAGACGGTCGGACGCGAGGAGCAGACGCGGCGCGGCATCCAGCGCTGGACGCCGACCTGCGAAGTGGATGGGGCCACCCTGTTCATCCAGCAGCAGGGCGCGGCGCTGCGCCAGTTCCTCTTCGTGGATGCCGAGCAGGCCTGGCGGTCCGACATCGCCAGCCTTCTGGCGCCGCATCTGATCAAGGTCCCGATCGACATGGCGGCCCGCAAGACGGCGCGGCAGGACGATGCGGACCGCGTGCTGCTGGTGAACAGCGACTTCACCGTGACGGTGCTGACCACGCTCCGCGCCCAGGAGGTCGCTGCCTTCACGCGATGGGAAACCGATGGCGCCATCCGCAGCGTCTGCGCCCTGCTGTCCGGCGAGGTGTTCTTCGCCGTGGTGCGGGACGGCACCTTGCGCATCGAGGCCTGGGATAGCGCGGCGCTGCTGGACGCCAGCCGGCGCCAGGCGAGCGGCACGCCCTTCACCATCGTCACCGGCCTCGGCCATCTCGATGGCCTCGAAGTCGGGATGATCGCGGATGGGGCCTATCTTGGCACCGCCACCGTCAGCGGCACCACGCTGACCCTGCCGCGTGCCGCGCTGGACGCCGAGGTCGGCCTGGTGTGGGGGCCGCGCATCGAGACGCTGCCGATCGAGCCGCGCGACCAGTCGGGCAACCTGATCGGCCGCAAGTCGCGCGTGGCGCGGGTGACCGCGCGCGTGCGCGACAGCGGCAACTTCACCATCGAAGGGCAGCCCCTGGTGCTGCGTGGCGTCGGCACGGCGCCAAACGCGCCGCTGGACACGCCGCCGCGGCGCTTCACCGGCGACGCCTTCCTCAACGGGCTGCTGGGCTGGAAATACCAGCATGTGCTGGTGATCGAACAGCCGGTGCCGCAGCCGCTCGAGATCCTCGCGCTGGCCTATGAGATGAGGCTCGCCGACTGATGCTGACCTTGCGCGCCGCGCGAACCGCCGATGTGGATGGCTTCGCGCTCGATGCCCGCCAGGCCGCGGTGATGCCGCAATGGTGGATGGCGCTGAACGACGCCATGCTGGCCGGGACCGCCATGACGGTGCTGCGGGGCGATCGCGTGCTGGCCTTCGGCGGCCTGGCCACCATCTGGCCCGGCCGCGCCTGCGCCTGGTGCTTCCTTTCGGCCGACATCCCGATCGCCGCCTGGGTGCCGGCGACGCGCCTCGCGCGAGCGGTGCTGGACGCCAGCGGCATCGCGCGCATCGAGGCGGACATCCGCGACGACTTCCCGCCCGCGGCGCGATGGGCGCGGATGCTGGGCTTCTGCGACGAAGGGCCGATGCCGGCCTATTGGCAGGGCGCGACCTATCGCCGCTTCGCGAGGATCGCATGAGCGAGAGCCCGTGGTTCCGCCGTCCGATCATCTGCCGTGAGCCGATCAGCGCCAGCGTGGCAGCCATCAGCTCCGCTGTGGCGACCGCTGCGCCGGCGCTGACCGCCATCAGCACCATCGCCGGCACCGCCCTTCAGGTCGTCGGCGCACAGCGCCAGGCCTCGGCCATGCAGAGCCAGGCGGCTGCGGCCGAGTTCAACGCCCGCCAGGAGTTGATCCGCGGCCAGCAGCAGAGCAGCCAGTTGCGCGAAAGTTTGCTGCGCACCCTCGCTTCGCAGCGCAGCCGCTATGCGGCGTCCGGCCTGGCGATCGACCAAGGCACGCCAGCCCAGCTCCAGGACCTCACGGCCGAGCAGGCAGAGCGCGAGCTGGCGATCGCCGGCAGCAACGCGACCATCCGGTCCGAGCAGCAGCGGATGCAGGCCAGCCTGTTGGAGGACGGCGCCGACTGGACCAGCACCGCCGGCTATGTGCGGGGCGGTGTCAACCTGTTCGAGGCCTACGACCGCTATTCGCAGCGGAGGCCCGGCACATGAGCGGATCCCGCGGCCGCCCCGCCGCGCCGGAATTCGCGCCGCGCGTGCTGGCCGAGCTGGCGCCTGCCGGCGGCGGCGCCGCCATGGTGGCGGGGCAGCAGATCGAAAGCATCGGCGAGCGCATCTCGCGCCTCGGGCAGATCGGCCAGCACCGGCTCGACCAGGCGGCCGAAGAGGAGGCCCAGCAGGCCGGGGCCGCGGCGGGCGAGCAGGAGCCCGGCACGGTGATGGAAGGCGGCGGCGGGCTCTATCGCCGCGCCTACAACCGCGCCGCCATCGAGGCGGGCGGCCGTCGCCTCGAAATCACGGCGCGCCAGGAATTCGAGCGCATGGCGCGCGAGCATGCGGCCGATCCGGACGCCTTCCAGCGATCCGCCATCGCCTGGCGCGATGGCGTGCTGGCGCAGATGCCGGAGGCGTTCCGCGTGCGCGTTGCGCCGACCCTGGACGCGATGGCCGCGCCCTTCCTGCGCATCGCGCGAACCCAGCAGGATCAGCACGTCGCCGACGAGCGCGGCGCCAGCTTCGTCGCGGCCCTGCCGCTGCGCCTGGCCGCTATCGAGCGGGCCGGCCTGCGCATCGCGACCGATCCGGCGGCGCGCACCGAAGCCGATCGCGAGCAGGCCGGGCTGCGCGGCGAGCTGGTCGCCCTTGGCCCGCGCACCGCCTTCAGCTTCGAGGGCCAGCACTATCCGGCCGATTCGACCCGCGCCGGCCGCTACAACCTCGAGCAGATGGCCGAGATCCGGCGGCGGTCGCAGGACATCGAGGCGGTCGCCCTCGCCCGCGGCGCCTTCCGCACCGGGCCGCAGACCCTCGCCGCCGTCGAGGCCTTCGAGCGCCGCGCCGAGGCCGGCGAAGTGGCGGGGCTGCGGCCCGACCAGGCGCGCAGCGTTGCCGATGCGCTGCGCCGGGACCTGGCGCAGGCCCGGGCCGCGCAGACGGAAGGGCAGCGCGAGGCGCGCGCGGCCCTGGCGCCGCGCGTGGATGCCGATCGGGCGGCGATCGCCGAGAGCGGCGCGCCGGTGGGCAACATCCTGGACAGCGAGCTGTCCGCCGCCGGCTACGACGTGCCGCAGTATCGGGCGCAGGAGCGCGCGCGGATGCTGGGCTGGCAGGCGCGCCAGGACCTCGCCGGCGTGGACACACCGGCCCGCGCCCAGGAGATCGCCGATCGCTTCGCGCCGGGCAGCGCGCTGTTCCTGGCGGACCCCGAGGCCGCGCGCCAGGTGCTGCTATTCGCGCGGGAGCGCGGCGCGAGCATCCGCGCCGCCTCGCTTCAGGACACGATCCGCGACCGCGCGGCGGAGCTGACCGCCGGTGCCGGTGCGGCCGTGCGCCATGCTGCCGCGGTGCCGCAGGAATGGCGGCCGATCATCGCCGAGGCGGCGCGCCAGCATGGGGTGCAGGAGTTCTTCGGTCAGGCTCTTCTTGGTCGCGAGAGTGAGGGCCGGGCTGACGCCGTGAGCCCAGCCGGCGCCCAGGGACCGGCGCAGATCATGCCGGACACCGCGGCCAATCCCGGCTTCGGCATGGTGCCGCTGCCCCGGGACGCGATCCGCGACCCCGCCCGAGCCATCCCCTGGGCACTGGAATACTACAGCCGGCTTCGCGCCCATTTCGGCGGCAGCGATGAGTTGGCGCTGATGGCCTACAATTGGGGCCATCGAAATGTCACGCGCTGGATCGAAGGCGGCCGCACCGGGCCGGTCCCGGCCGAGACGCGCGCCTATGTCGCCGCGCTGCTGCCCGCCGCCGGCGGCGACCCCGCCCGGTCCGGTGCGACGCTGCCCCCCATCGTCTCGCCCGAGGAGGCGATCGCCGCCGGGCAGACGCCGGAATGGGCGGCGCGGGCCTCGGCCGAGGCGGCCGAGGCCGCGCGCATCGCGGCGCTGCGCCAGGCCGCGCTGACCGCTACGCCCGAGCAGCGCCGCGACATCGAGGCGGAACTGGCGGTGGTGGGGGAGCGCGCCGCCGAGAATGCCCGCGCGGCTGCCGCGTGGCGCGAGGTGCTCGCCGACCGCGAACGCGGCATGCGCGAGGACCCCGCCGGCTACGTCACGGCGACCAGTCCCATCCTGCATCAGCTCGAGCAGCGCGTGATCCAGGGCGACGCGACCGCGCTGTCCCCGCTGCTGGACGCAGTGCGGCAGGAACAGGCCCGCCAGGGTGTGCCCGAGGCTGCGCAGCGCCCGATCAGCGTCGGCCTGGCGCAAGGTTTGGTGCAATCCCTCATGGCCCTGCCGACCGATGCGGAGCGCCTGCCGGCGCTGCGCCAGATGCTCGGCCAGGTGCGGATGGACCAGCAGGGCGATGTCCTGGCGGCCCTGCGCATGTCGCGCTTGCCGGAACCCGTGGCGATCGCTGCTGCCGTCGCGCCGCGCCTCGGCGAGGCCGCGGCCAGCCGCCTGCTGACCGAGCTGACGACGGATGTCGGCAAGCTCGGCCTCACGCCGGAACTGACCCGCACCGTGCGGGAGAACACCGCCAGCCTGATGGATGACAGCGACCGCGTCGGCGGCCTGCGCGCGCGGCAATACCAGGCGACGGGGAATGCCGATTTCCTCGAACGCGCCGCGCAAGGCGCCGTGCGGCTGCGCCATGTCGTCTCGGTCCGCGCGGCCGCCAGCCAGGACGCCAGCGGCAGCGTGGTGCGCGGGGCCTATGAGGACCTGTACGGCAGCCATGTCGCCATGGACCGGCGCGGCGTGCTCGCCCTGGTGCCGCGCGGGGTGGATCAGGCAGCGCTGGCACGGGGGCTCGAAGTGCTGCGCGACCGCGAGGCGAACCGCCTGGCGCCGGGCGACAGCGCGGCGGCGCGCGGCATCCGGACCGATTTCAGCCGGGGCCGGTGGATGGATATCGGCGACGGCCAGTTCGCCTATTTCCCGCAGGGCAGCCCCATCTGGCATGTGCGGCCGGACGGCTCGCCCATGGTGGCGACCACGGGCGACGCGCTCGGCCTGGCGCTGGGCAACCCGTCGATCGGCGCGCCGGAGCCGGCGGCCGAGCTGCGCCAGGGGCCGCTCGCCGTCCCGCCCGAAGAACAGCGTCGCCGGATGGATGAGCGCCTCGGCATCCCGCTGACGCCGCCAGGCGGCGCGCCCGTGCGCCGCGTGCCGGAGCCGCGGCCGTGAGCGCCATCGACTTCCTCGGCGCCCCGGCGGGCCTACAGGTGCCGTCCGACTATCGCGACCTGTTCGCCCGCTACGAGACGCCGTGGGGCGAGTTCCTCGGCGCCTCGGCGCGGGAGGGCTGGTGGGCCACCGTTGCCGGCCAGGGCGAAGCCGGCGGCCGCATCAACCGGGCCGAGATCACCGCACCGGCCGACGACCTGGCGCCGCTCGCCGAGCCGGATTGGCGCGCCAGCCCTGAGTTCCGCCAGGGCATTCCCTTCCGACCAGGCATGACGCGCGCCGAGGCGCGGACGCGGGCGGAGATCTTCGACGAGACCGCGGAGCGGCATCGGCTGATGGCGGGCCGCACCGGCCTCATGGCGACCGTCGCCGGCTTCGGCGCCGGCGTCGTGGGCAGCCTGCCGACCCCCGAGAACTTCATCCCCTTCGCCGGCCCTGCCTTGCGCGTGGCGCAGGCACAGCGCGTCTCGGCCCGCCTGGCGGCGATCGCCGCACGGGCGGAAGCCGCGACGGCCGGCGGCATCCTGGCGCGCGCCGGCGTCGGCGCCGCCATGGGCGCCACCGATGGATTGCTCGGCAGCGCCATCGCCATGCCCTTCACGGTGCCGAGCCGCGAGAGTTTCGGCGACGACGTGACCTGGACGGACATCGTGCTGGACCTGGCCATGGGTGCCGCCGCCGGCGGCGTGCTGGGCGGCGCCTTCGGTGCGGCCTTCGGGCGCAACCGCGCCCGGGATGCCCGTGCCGGCACGCAGGACGCCGCTGGCGCCCCGGAGCGGGCAGCGCCGGGCGATCCGACCATCCCCGAGCAGGATGCCGCCCTGCGCGCCCTGGCGGCCTCCGCGGTGCAGGTCGCAGACGGCGGCGAGGTGGACCTCTCGCTGCTGCCCCCGCAGGTCCGGGACATGGTCAGCGGACTGCGCGCCGAGAACCGCCGCCTGGCCGCGCAGGTGCTGCCGACCGCCGGCGAGGGCGCCAGCGTCTCGGAGCGCGCGGCCGCGCGGGCGGGCGGCCCGACCCAGCCCGCCGCGCCGGACGGCACGGGCCGGGCGGTAACGCCCGCCGGAACCGAGATCGAATTCCGCTGGGAAGTGGTGGAGGCGGATGATCTGGTGCCAAGCCACACGCTGCCCGACTTCGCTGAGAACTCGCGCTTCCCGCAGGAACTGCAACCGCGCGATCGCGGCAGCGAGGAGCGCCAGGCGCAGGTGCTGGACATCGCCGCGCGCCTTCGCCCCGAAGAGGTCGAAGCCTCGCCGCTGACCACGACGGGGGCGCCGATCGTCGGACCGGACGGCCTGGTGGAGAGCGGCAACGGCCGGACGCTGGCGATCCTCGCCGCCTATCGCCGCCAGCTCGCAACCGCTCAGGCCTATCGCGCCATGCTGGTGCGGGCCGGATTCGCGGCGGCCGAGATGCGCGAGCCGGTGCTGATCCGCCGTCGCACCACGGAGATGGACGCCGCCGGCCGGCGCCGTCTGGCGGAGGAGAGCAACGCCCGCCAGACCGATGCGCTGACCCCGGCCGAACAGGCGCGCACCGATGCGCGCGGCCTCGGCGCCGAGCAGCTGCGCCTGCTGCGCGGGCAGGACCTGGCCTCGGCCGAGAACGGCGATTTCGTGCGTGCCTTCCTCGGCCGCCTACCCGGCACCGAGGCGCGGGACTTCTCGGCCGACGGCGCGTTGACGCCGGATGGCGAGGCGCGGCTGCGCCGCGCGCTGGCGGCCCGGGCCTACCAGGACCCGACCCTGATCGCCCGCCTGACGCAGAGCCGCGACGGCGCGGCCGAGGCGCTGGGGCGCGCGCTGCTGGACGTGGCGCCGGCGCTGGCCCGGCTGCGCACCGCCGCGGAGGCGGGCGAGGTGCGCCCCGCGCTGCTGGCAATCGACGCCCTGGTGCGGGCGGTGCAGCGCATCCAGGCGGCGCGGGATGCGGGGCGGCCGCTGCGCAGTGTCTTCGACCAGCTCGACCTGTTCGGCGACGACGCCAGCCCGGCCGAGCGCGCCTTCCTGGACCTGCTGCTGCGCCATCCCGTGCGCCAGGACATCGGCGGCCTCGGCCGCGAGACGATCGCCGCCCGGCTTGCCGCCTATGCACGCGCCGCGCTCGAGGCGCCGCAGCAGCCCGACGCCTTCGGCCTGCCGCCGCCGCATCTCGGCGACGTGCTGCGCGCGGCGTTTCGCGAGGCCGGGCTCGACGCGCCGCCGGCGTTGCGCGCGCTCGAGGCCGACGCCTTCCGTCCGCCGTCGGAGGAAGCGCCGCCGCCACCGCTGCCGGAAGCGCCGTCGGGCGATCCCGTCGCCAGGGCGGCGGCGGACCTTGGAATGGACGCGGACGCCACCATCGCCGCGGCCGAGTTCGATCGACTGGCCGAGGCCGGCGGTCTGCCGCCCGAGCTGGTGGCCGATTTGCGCGATGCCGACGACCTGGTGGCCAAGACCGAGAAGGCGGAAGCGGTGTGGGCGGAAGCCGCCGCCTGCGCCGTGAGGGGCTGATCCATGGCCGTCACGCCCGCCTGCGTCGCTGCCGTCGTGGACGCCTCCGGCGGCCGCATGAACGACGCCGAGGCCACCGACCTGATCCGCTACATGGAGACGCTGCGCAAGGCCGAGGAGGCACGCGGCAATCTGGATGGACTGGCCGATCGGGTGATGGCGCTGGCACGCCAGGATGCCGAGCGGGCGCAGATCGCCGCGGCGATCGCCAGGAAGCACGCGGCGCTGTCCGCCGTCGCCTATGCCCGCGCGCTCGAGCATCTGCGCGGCCTGGTGGCGGAGGGCCTGACCTATCGCAAGGCGGTGCTGGCGCTGCTGGAAGGCACGGTGCGCGACGCGGAACGCGGCCGCGCCAGCGTCGCCGCCACCTCGCTCGCCTATTTCGATCGCTACATGCAGGCGTGGAACCTGGCCATCGCCCGCGATCCGGAGCTGGCGAAGCGCATGCGCGATCCGGACTTTGGCCGCGCTGTCGTCATCGAGATGCGCGAGCTGCGCGACGGCGGAAAGCCCGGCCGCAGTGGCGACCCCAAGGCGCTCGAGTTGGCGCAGATCTACACGCAGGCCAGCGAGCTGGCGCGGGTGGACCTCAACCGCCACGGCGCCACGATCGGCAAGCTGGACGGGTGGAGCCCGCAAGGTCACGACGGCCAGCGGGTGATCCGCGTCGCGCAGCATGAATGGATTGACTTCATCCTGCCGCGTCTCGATCGCGAGCGGACCTTCGGCACGATGGATGACGAGCTGGTGCGCCAGGCGCTGCGCGACATCTATGACGAGATCACCCTCGGCACGTCGCGGAACACGCTGATCCCCGAGAACCCCGGGAAGGTCAGACCGGCCAACCTGGCCAATACCCTCGGCCAGTCCCGCACGCTGCACTTCCGCGATGCCGAGGCATGGCACGGCTATGCCGAGAGATTCGGCAGCGACATCCACGCGGCCATGCTCGGCCATCTCAACAAGGCCGCGAAGGCCGCGGCGCAGATGCAGGTGCTGGGGCCGAACCCGGGCGCCACCTTGCAGCGCCTTCGCCTCGCCCTGGTGGAGATGGCGCGGACCGACAAGAAGCTGACGCAAGTGCAGCGCGCCGAGCAGATCAGCAGCCTGCGCGGCGGCACGCTGATGAACCGGGCGATCGACAGCAGCTGGGCCGAGGTGTCCGGCATGAACGCCGCGCCCGGGAACATCCGGATGGCGCAGATCGGCACGACGCTCCGCGCCTGGCAGATGCTGGCGCGCCTCGGCGGCGCCGTCGTCACCTCCATCACCGACATCCCGCAGCGCTCCCTAGCGATGACGATGCAGGGCCAGCCCATGTTGCAGGCCTGGCGGCAGAACTTCGCCGACACCTTCAGCCCCGGGAAGATGAAGTCGCGCAAGTTCCGCGAGATGGCGGCCGTGATGCATGCCGGCGTCGAAGGCTCGCGCGGGCAGATCATCGCGGCCGGCATCGCCGAGGACGCGCCCATGGGCAAGGTCCACAAGCTGACGGCCGCCTTCTTCCGCATCCAGGGGCTGACCGCCTGGCAGGACTGGCGCAAGGCGCAGGCGAGCTGGGGCCTGGCGCGATGGATGGGCTTCAACGCCGATCGCCCGCTGGACGGCATCAACGCGCGCTATCGCGCGATCCTCCGCCAGCATGGAATCGGCGCCGAGGATTGGGAGCTGATCCGATCCGTGGCGCGCGAGGTGGAGGGCGACCGCTACGTCACGCCCGACCGCATCGCCGACATCCCGCTTGCGAAGTTCGCCGGCCTGGCGAAGCCGGCGCTCGAGGCGCTGGACAAGGGGCTGGCCGAGCGCACCGCGAAGCGCGCCGCGGCCGACGCCCGCGAGGCGCAATGGGTGAAGGGCCGAACCGACAAGCTGGCGGAGACGGTCCAGCGGGGCATCGCCGGCCTTCAACGGATCAACCAGCAGGCCGAGGGCGGCCGCGACCGGCGCGTCGCCGAGCTGGTGGAGAGGCTCGGCGAATTGCAGGCACGCCTGTCCGACCTGGCCGAATTCCAGGACGCGATCGCCGAGGGGCGGGTATGGGACCCGCCGGCGGCGCCGGCCGAATCGGCCCCCGCGGCGGCCGGCTTCGACCCCGACATCGCCGCCTGGCGCGCCGGTGCGGAGCTGCCTGCCGATGTCGCCGCGGCCGAAGCGCGGGCAGCCGAGCTGGCAAAGACGCCGACCAGCGAGATCCGCACGCCGGAGCGGCTGGACCTGCAACGCCAGGCGGCCCGAGCCGTGCTGGCCGAGCGCGTTGCGCAAATTGGCGGCGCGGTCGCGGCGGAGCGCCGGGCCGTGATCGTCATGGGCCCGCCGGCCGCCGGCAAATCGACCGTCGCCGATCCCATCGCCGTGCGCCTCAAGGCCGTGGTGGTGGACAGCGACGATATGAAGGCCCGCCTGCCGAAGTTCGAAGGCGGCGTCGGCGCCGGGCGGGTGCATGAGGAAAGCGCCGTCATGGCCGAGACGATGCGGCAGGACCTGTCCGGCGCCGGCGTCAACATGGTGCTGCCGATCGTCGGCAGCGGACAGGAGCGCGTGGCCACCCTGATCGCGGAGTTGAAGGCCAGCGGCTACCGCGTCGACCTGGTGCTGAACGACCTGCCGCTGGAAGACGCGGCGCGGCGGAACATGGCGCGGTTCCGTCGCACCGGGCGCCTGGTGCCGATGTCCTACTTGATGAGCATTGGCGACAGCCCGCGCGCCAACTATATGTCGCTCAGAGCAAAGGCGGATGGACATGCCGAATACTCCAACGCCGTCCCCCGAGGAGCCCCGCCTCTATACCGCGGAGGAACTTCAGACCTTCTTGGGGCGGACGCCACCTCCCCCGGCGGAGGACCTGGCGGCGATCAAGGGGCTCGCCCCGGACGATCAGACGCTCGAGCTGATGATCCGGGGGCTGCGCCGCGGCCGGGAGCCGAAGGCGAAGGCGGCCGAGTAGGGCCGCGCAGCAGCAACACCGCCCGGTCCGGCGAGGCCGCCACGGGCGGCGCCGGCCGCGTCTTCTCGCCACGCTCCGAACGCTACCTGGACACCGGTAACCCTGCGATGCGCGCGGCGCGGGCCGAGGGCGAGCTGCGCTCACGGACGGACGCGCTGCGCAGGACGATCGGCAGCATCAACCGCGCGGCCGGCCAGGCCGAGAAGACGCGTCTCTCCGCCTTCCTGTCCTGGTGGAATGAACGCCAGGTTGAGCTCGACGACTTCGCCCGCCGCATGGATGAGCGGGCGGCCGCGCGAGCCGAGTGGCAGAAGGCCGACGATGCCGCCTGGCAGCCCCGCGCCGACGCAGCCCTGGCCGATGCGCGCCGCGACCTCGAGGTGAAGCTGCGCCGCTTCTTCGCGGATGAGATGCGGTTCGCCTACATCGAAACGGATGCCACCAGCCGGCGCCTTGCCTTGCAGGGGACGCAAGGCGGAACCGTGGTCGGCGAGATCATGCGCACGCTGGCGCAGTTCAAAGGCTGGCCGATCGCTTTCACACAGCGGACGCTCGGCCGCGCCATCTACGGACAGCCCAACCGCACCGCGATGGACCGCCTGCTGACCGGCGCGAATGTCGGCAGCGTGGTCGCCACCATGATGTTCGCCGGCTACCTCACCCTGACGCTGAAGGACCTGCTGCGGGGCTACGGCCCGCGCGATCCGACCGAGCGCCAGACCCTGCTGGCGGCCCTGGTGCAGGGCGGCGGCGCGGGAATTTTCGGGGACTTCCTCTTCGGCCAGGCCAACCGCTTCGGCGGCAGCTTCGCGGCGACGGTGGCCGGGCCTTTGGTCGGCGGCGTCGGGGAGGATTTGCAAAAGCTCTACCTGATGGCGCGGGAGGGCGATGTGAAAAGCGGCCGCGCCCTCGGCATCCTGTTGCAGAACACGCCCTTCCTGAACCTCTGGTATCTCCGGCCGGTGCTCGACTTCCTGGTGCTCAACGCCCTGCGCGAGCACCTCTCGCCCGGCCACCTCTCCAAGCTCGATCGCGACCGCAGGCGCGACTTCGGCCAGGAGCGCGTGTTGCCGCGCTCCGCCTTCGACTTCTGAGGAGCCCGGCATGTCCATCGTCACGGTCCCCGAGAACGACAGGCGAGAGCTTTTCACGGCGTCAGCCAGCCAGACCGTCTTCCCGTTCGACTTCCCGATCTATGAGGCAACCCATCTCGCGGTGTGGCGGCTGCGTGATGCGGTGCAGCAGCTGCTCGTCCATGGCGCCGACTACAACGTCAGCGGCGTGGGCGAGCAGAGCGGCGGATCCATCACGCTCACCGTCGGCGCCGACGCCGGCGACGTGATCGCCATCCTTGGTGCCCAGCCCAATGCCAGAAGCACCAGCTTCACCGACGGCGGTGACCTGCCGGCGGCGGCACTGAATGCCGAATACAACCGGCTCATCATCGCCTTGCAGCAGCTGCGCACCGAGGTGCGCCGCACCATCCGGCAGCCGGAAACCGATGCGCCAGAAGGCCTGGTGCTGCCCGAGATCGCAGCCCGGGCAAACCGCGTGCTGGGTTTCGACAGTGGCGGCGCCATGGTGTTCTATGCGCTGGGCAGCGCAGGCAGCCTGACCGAAGTGATCGCCCTCGGGGGCACGACCTCGCGAAGCCTGGCCGAGCGCTTCGCCGAGCGGGTCAACGTACGCGATCACGGGGCGATCCCCGACGGCGTGACCGACAGCACCGCTGCCATCAACGCCGCCGCTGCCTATGCCGGCAGCACCGGCCGCATCCTCTGGGTCCCCGCCGGTCAATACGCCACCACCGGCCCGGTGACGGTGCCAGGTGGCGCCCGCGGCATGATCATGGATGGGGAGATCGTCGCGACGGGCGGCTATGCGGCGCTGACCCTCGGCGACGGCGGCACCACCAACAACCAGGGGAAGCTCTACGGCCCGCTGCGGGTGTCGCGCGCGACGCAGTCGGACTGGTCCACCGAGATCGATCGCGGCATCGTCCTGCAGAACTGTGACGCCTGCCTTATCGAGGTTGCGCGGGCCGAAGGCTTCACCATCGGCGTGCAGACGATCGGGGATGGGCGCGGATTCGAGGACAGCACCGTGATCCTCGGCCGGATCGCCAACAACCAGATCGGCCTGGACGTGCGGACCTTGCAGGCCGGCGGTTGGAACAACAGCGTGCGCTACATCGGCGGACATTTCGCCTGCGGCAGCAGCGTCAACATCACCCTCCCGCGCTTCGGCGTGCGCCTCTCCGCTGCCGGCGGCGCCTACCTGCTGCACAATGCGCACACCTTCGTCGGCCCTGCCTTCGAGCTGCAAAGGCAGGGCACGCCTGGCACCGTGACCGCCATCCCCTTCCTGCTGGAGGTCGATGGCCGCGGCCTGCATGCCTACGGCGTCCGCATGGAGCAGTGCTCGCCCTACGTCGCGTGGCACACCTCGGCCTTCAACGATGCCACCTATGAGGTGGAGTATGTGGGCACCTATGGGTTCACCGGCTGCGGCGTGCTCTACATCGGCGCGACGCGCGCGGGCGGATCCTCGATCGGGCGCCACCAGGCGGCCGCGGCGATCGCCGCGCCCCGCCTGATCGCGGCTGTCCCCGATGTGCGGGCCGCCGCCTATGAGGACACCACGGCCGTCGCCGGCGGGCTGGGCTTCGAGGGCTTGGCGGTGCTGTCCGGCAACCCATCGGGACCGCCCACCACGCTCAATGGCTTCTGCTTCGGCGGCCTGGCCGGCATGACGCTCAACACCAACGATGTGACCCTGCCGACAAGCCGGGCGCTGGCCTTCGTGGTGGACTGTTCGCGATGCAAGGAATTCGTGCTGGCGGCCGAGGGCACGGAGCTGCGCCCGGTGATCATGCAATTCGACGCCAGCGAGAACGTCCTCGACGACGACTATCCGCTGCTGCTGTCGAACATGAATGTCACCTGGCCGGGCACCAATGCGACCTGGTGGGAAGGGTCCGCCAACCTGGACGGGCTGACGGGCGGCATCGCGCTCAACCGCCACCAGCGGGTGACGCTGCATGAAAGCGCCGCCTTTGCCGTCATCGGCGTGCGCGGCAGCAGCGCCAGCGCCAAGGTGCGGGCCATGCGCCTCTACGCCGATGCGCTTCAGGCGCCGCGCGTGCTGGCCGGCGGAACCAGACTGTGGGGCACCCGGGAATGGCAGGTATGGAACGATATCACCGTCCCCTCCCTGACGGCCGGCCAGGGCGGCCCCGTGAGTGTCACCGCGCCACTCGCCCAGCAGGCGGATTCCGTCGAGGTGGCGTTCCGGAAGAACAGCGGCTTCCAGAATGGCGGGGTGCAGTATTCAGGTGTGGTGGGGGGCTCGGCCAGCAGCGGCGAGGTGATCGTGTGGTTCCAGAACTTCTCGGCCGGCACCATCAATCTCGGCGACGGCAGGCTCTTCGTGCGCGGGCGCCGGCCGCGCGCGTAGGCGATCAGGAGTTGGACGGCACCGAAGTTGGATTGCGGGTTGAGATCACGGCAAACTGCCCAACTTCGTAATCAGTAGGTCCCCGGTTCAAATCCGGGTGTCGGCACCAGCACTTAGCGGACTTATCCACAACCGCTGCGCGCAATTGGGCATCAACGGGGCATCGGCGTCGGCGGGTCACCGCGGGGGTGTGGTGCGCGTTCTTCGCCGAACCCGGAAAAAAGGCATACGGATGCGAAGTGCTGTTAGCACGGGCGCAAGCGAGGCTGGCTGCGGCTTTCCGCCCGCTGAATGCTGCTGGAGAATCTGGTTTTTGCTACGCCTTGAAACCGACAATGGCGACCGCCGAATGGGGTCGGTGAAGTCGCCGGCGTCGGTGGGGCCGCACCGGGGCGGGGGCAACGCAGGACATACATCGCGCGGCGCGGCCACTGCAGGGCCATCCCCGCGTGGGCGGGGGCACCGGGCGTCTGCTCGGCGTGGCTGATCCGGCGATGGGGCCATCCCCGCGTGGGCGGGGGCACCCGCATAGGTGTTGATGAAGCTGTTCACGACGAAGGGCCATCCCCGCGTGGGCGGGGGCACCCGGCGGCGGCAGCCTCGTCGTCGGAAGATCGCGGGGCCATCTCCGCGTGGGCGGGGGCACCCGCACTGCCGGAGGAGGACGCCGCCACGGTGAAGGGCCATCCCCGCGTGGGCGGGGGCACCGAGGCCCCCCCGCAGAAGGCAACGCCGGTGGAGGGGCCATCCCCGCGTGGGCGGGGGCACCGGCACCGGGCGAAGCTGGGCATACTGCGACTGGGGGCCATCCCCGCGTGGGCGGGGGCACCCCGAAGATCGTGATGCCGCCGGCGCTCGCGTTGGGGCCATCCCCGCGTGGGCGGGGGCACCGGGTTACGGTAGCGTTTCCCGATGCGCTGTGCGGGGCCATCCCCGCGTGGGCGGGGGCACCCTACGGAGCAACCCGCTATCATGCGCCATTCCGGGGCCATCCCCGCGTGGGCGGGGGCACCAGAGACGCTTTCCCATTGGGGTAGCCGGGGCCGGGGCCAAAGGGGAAGAAGCCCTCGTCAGTGTTCGAGGCGATCCAGTCGGCGAGCGAGAGCAAACCGGCGAACCCGTGCAAGGCGGAGTCGGGCAGCGGGCTCATTCGCTCCACCGCGAGCAGGCTGCCCGGTAGCCAGGCCGCAAGCGCAGCGCAGAGGGAGCGCGCCTCCGCGACGGGGTCATAGTCCTCCGCCGGCCGCCAGAGCGGCAGGCATCGGTGCGCTTCGAGTTCAAGCGACGCTTGCGGCAGGGGCGCGCCGTGGTGGCCGAGCGCCGCCAGCAGCAACTTGCCGGCGGGAGTCGCAGGCACGAGGAAGCTCCCGCCCTCGGGGATCGAAATGCGGTGCCCGCCAGCCGGACGAAAGAGAAGCGGTCCGACCTCCGCGAGATGTCCGGCGATCGGCCCGCCTCCGCGTTCCCCTTTCGGACGCTGCTTGCGCCAGAAGCCGAGATTGGCTTTGCCGATATCGTGCAGGAAGGCCGCGCCAATCATCGCCGCCTGTTGATCGTCGGTGATCTCGGCACCGGCGAGATGAGCCAACTTCGCCCTGAGCGACGGGATCGCGATCAGTGCCGCGAAGACGGCCGCCACGTCAGCCGCGTGGTCGGTCAGTGAGAGGTAAGCTACTGGCCATGCATCAGGGGATGGGCGCTCCAATTTTCCCCAAGCGTGCGAACCGATTGGAGTAAGGTCCGCGCCAACGCCCGCCCGCTGCGGCAGTCCCGATGGTCCGTCGCGCTTGCCCCGAGTCTGCCGTCCCATGTCCGAACCGTATCAGCAGGTTGAAAGAAAACCAGCGGCGGGATGCCGACGGGTGAACAGTCTCGCTTCCATAAACGATCTCTGTTAGAAACGTTCTATGTAGGGCATCCGGACACTCAAATTGAGCAACAAGCCAGGGCCAGACCGCCTCCATCTGGGCGATCCAGGCGTGGTATCGGCCGTGGTGGGCGCGTATGTCGGCGGCATGGTGCTGCGGGCCGCGCAGGCTGCCGGCGACCCGGTGAAGCAGAACCAAGCCGCGGTGGACGATCAGGCCGCGGCGAAGGTGTTCATGGCGGTAATCGCCGGGCGCGATCCCGCTTATGCGCCAATGGGATCGTGGAACGCAGGCGAGGAAGGTGGGCTGAAGTCCTGGGTGCGGCACGTGCTTCGCAAAGTCGTACACCCGGGCATGTTGGCGAAGCCCGATGGACCTTATGAGGCCGTGGCCGCCTACCTGATGGATCGCACCTATACCACGCTGGGTGAACTCCGTGACGGTGTCACGGAGGAAGAGCTCAGTGCCGCGGTTCAGGACATCGTAAAGGACGGCGTGCGCTTGGTGCTGGGCATCCCTGACCCCCTCCCCCCGCAAGACTCCTGAGGCGCTTTCGACCAGCCACGTCCGGCGGCCTTTCGGCATTGCCGAGAGTGGTTCCGCTGGGTCACGATGGTCGTGCGAGGCGTCCGCGTCGTTCGGCCAGAGCGCGGTTGGGGCGGGAGGCCGGCTGGCCTGGGCAGGTGGCAGGGTTCGGGCCGCGGCTTACTCGATAGGCTCCGGGAGGACCTTGTTGCTCATCGAACGGGTGCGCCGACCGGTGGTCTTCGAGACCTCGGGAAGGCGCGTCACAGCCGCAAGCGGCGAGTGGAGAAACCGGCGGCCGGAGACCCGCGGCTCGCTGCTGCCTTCAATGCCCTGGATCGTCTGGCCCTTCGGCACGATGACGCCGAGCATGTAGGTCAACCAGGCGCGCGCGCCCTCAAGCCCCAAGGTGTGATACTTTCCCTCCCACTTGAGCGCCGGCCAACGCAGCGTGTCCACCCCGAGAGCACGCGCTGCATGGTGCCTGATGCAGGCACGAAGTCCCTTGGCTAGACCAGGGCGCACCATCACCAGCCAGTGCAGATGCAGCTTCAAGCGATCCCCAATTCCGACCGCGCAGAAATGGCAATGAGGTTCACGGCGCTGCCGGAGCCAATGGCGCCCGGCCTCCATGAATTGTTGTTAGCCCGGAAAATTCATGAGGCCGGCTGGACCGCGCGAGCGGCGGGCGGCTGACGCGTTGGCGGAGACGCGGTCGCGTTTGATCCCCACC